ATGAAACGGCTTAACAAACCAGCAGTATTTAACTATTTATCAATGATACAATACACTAGTTGTGAGATAACGGTTGAAAATGATTGCTTTAAAATTTCTGGTGGTGGAAATGTTTTTGAACTGAAGAAAAACAAAATAACTGATATAGCAGTAAAAACAGATGCTGAAATACAGAAACAATATGTATCAAGTATTGGTGGAGCAGTTGCTGGAGGGATGGTGTTTGGACCGTTAGGAGCAATAGTTGGAGGGCGAGCCAAAGAAAAGAAAACAACCACAATTACTTATTATCTAATTTTTACATACCGTTCAAAAGACGAAATTGATTATGCTAGTTTTGAAATACCATTTAACTGTTTTTATAAAGCACAGAAATGGAGAAAAGATTTTCAAAATCAAGCAACAAGTAATGATATAAATAATTCGATTGAATTATAAACATTGCACATGTTTACATGGTGTAGGTTGTAGTTTCCAGTGATTACTTGGTACGGTATAAAAACCCGCTTACAAAACGTAGGCGGGTATTATTATATCCAATTTTAGGAAAGGAATAATATGAAGTTAATTGAATATAGGGGCGAATGCATGTCAGGGTATGTTCCTGAACGCCTCAAGAACCGGTTAGGATGTAGCGAAAGGCTATATCCTTTTTTGATACTCGAAATACAGGTTCAATAAAGTGTATGGAGGAAAATGAATGAAACTAATGTTTGTGAAACAGGGTAAGTTTTTTGGGACAAAATGTGATTTTTATGTGGATGAAAAAGAAAATATTTATATGAGCAGGACACAGATCGGGTATGCTTTACAGTATAAACATGCAAGCAAGAGTATAGAGAAGATTCATGACCGACATAAAAAACGAATTGATATGTTCAGCACAATGGTAAGGGGGAGTCAGATTGGGGGAGGGTCCAAAAATATTGATCCAAATCAGAATATTTGGATGTATACTGAACGGGGAATATATGAAATATGCAGATTTTCTTATCAAACAGTAGCAGATGATTTTTATGATTGGGTATATGAAGTGATCTCTTCTATAAGAAAAAACAGGTATTACATAGCAACTGAAAGAGATACGGAATGGCTTGGTATTCGCGAGGAATCTAAGCAGATACGCAGATATGAAACAGATCAAATCAAACTCTTTGTCGAATATGCTAAATCACAGGGAAGTAGGAATGCAGATAGATACTATATGATTTTTACAAAACTAATTAATGGGAAATTAGGGATAAATAGCAGACAGAGAGATAATTTGTCACAAGAAACACTTATGGAGCTGAGGGCATTGGAAACACTGACAAAAATGCGGATTAAGAAACTGATGGATGAGAATTTACCGTATAAAGAAATTTATCAGGACATAAAGGAAATAATCAAAGAAATATAAGATGTGAAAGACATCGTATTAGAGCTTAGCAATAGGCTCTCTTTTTATATACAAAAATCCAAGGAAGGAGGCAAGACAAGTGGCGTATGAATTCCACATTGGAACAATGGAACTTCCTGTTGCACCAAAAAAGCTGACAGTAAAAATAAACAATGCCAATAAAACTTACAATCTCATGAACGAAGGTGAAATCAACGTATTAAAAACCCCAGGGCTGACAGAAATAGAGTTCGAAGCATTGCTCCCGAACACGCAGTATCCGTTTGCCATATATAAAAACGGTTTTCAGAAAGCTTCGGTTTATCTGGAAGAATTGGAACTCTTAAAGACACAGAAACAGACATTTCAGTTTATCGTGTCAAGGGTTCTGCCGAATGGAAATGTCCTTTTTGACACAAACATTACCTGCTCTTTAGAAGAATATTCTATAGTGGAAGATGCGGAAGAAAACGGAACTGATGTATTGGTTTCTGTTTCGTTAAAACAATATCGCAGCTATGGAGTAAAAAAATGTACTGTTAAGACAAAAAAGAAGCTGCAGTTAAAGAAACTGAGAAAAAAGAAAGGAATCAATATTAAAGTTCCAAAGGGCAAACAGATTATTCTTGTGGATAACTGCTATCAAATAAAAGTGACAAAAAATATCACAGTATATAATCTTGCAAAGGAAATCTATGGCAACGGAGAAGTGTATACTTCAATCATTAAAGCGAATAATGAGGCATGGAAAAAGTCAACTGAAATAAAAAAGGGCGCAAAGGTTTTGGTGCCAATAAATTATTATAGCTAGAAAGGAATGCTTATGGAAACGGAGTTGATCATTCAGAATGGAAAAACCATATACAGTCCTGCAGTGACAGAAGGAGTCGAATTGGAGCACGGAACGAATCGGAAGTCCTGGTCAGCTGGCGTTTAAAGTTCTGGAAGATAAGGAGATGAAAATCACGGAAGGAAATGCCGTGAGATTTAAATACAAAGGAAGTAATGTGTTTTATGGATTTATATTTACAAGAAAAATAGATCAGGACGGCGTGATATCTGTTACGGCATACGACCAGCTCAGGTACTTAAAAAATAAAGATACTTATGTATATGCAAATAAAACATTGACGCAGGTAGTAAAACGTATTATTTCTGATTTTTCTTTGAAGAAAGGAGAATTGGAAAATACGAAATACAAAATTCCTTCCAGAGTGGAGGATAATCAGACTTTGTTTGATATCATTGCAAATGCGCAGGACCTTACTATGATGAACAGAGGAAAAATGTATGTTTTGTTTGATGACTTTGGAAAAATAGCGTTGAAAAATATCAATAAAATGAAAGTGAACATTGTCATTGATATTGATACCGGGCAAAAATATAATTATACATCCAGTATTGATTCAGATACCTATAACAAAATCAAGCTTTATTATGACAATGAAAGCACAGGAAGTAGAGAGGTCTATATAGCAAAAAGCACTAAAAATATGAATGAATGGGGTGTTTTGCAGTATTATGAGAAACTGGAGGATGGAGAAAACGGGAAGGTTAAAGCAGATACTTTATTGAATTTATACAATGCCAGAAAAAAGAATTTAAGTATTAATCAAGCGATTGGAGATCAGCGCGTCCGTGCAGGATCTATGGTCATAGCGTCCATGACGATCGATCATACCAAAATTCTACAGTATATGCTGGTGGAAAAATGCAAACATGAGTATAAGGATAATGAACATTGGATGGATCTCACACTGCGGGGAGGTGAGTTCAGTGTATGATGCAAAAGATTTATTAAAAATTATTAAACAGGCGGCAACAGAGGCGGTTGCAGCATCCAGTCCTGTAGCAGTTTTTACAGGAACGGTAGCAGCTGTTTCTCCGCTCAAAATAAAGGTGGATCAAAAGCTGATATTGCGGGAAAAGCAGCTCATAAAATGCCGTGAAATTGGCAAATTGGAGGAAAAATGCAGTGTTGTCCTGCTTAGAGAACAGGGAGGACAGAAATATATCATATTGGGGGTGTTCTGATGCTGCCTGGCATAGAAGAGGATTTATCGGAAGGATATGAAATAGAAGAAGAACCTTCGTTGGTATGGAAATTAAACGAGAATAATAATCGCATCAGAGGAACAGAGGACGGAATAGATGCGGTGCGGCAAGCTATCTTCTGCATATTAAATACTGAAAGATATGAATGCATTATTTATTCATGGGAATACGGCGTAGAGCTAAAAGATTTGTTTGGCGAGCCATTGAGTTATATTTTGCCAGAATTGAAACGCAGGATAGAGGATGCTTTAACGCAGGATGATCGCATTGCCAGTGTCAGGGATTTTGTATTTGATACAAGTCAAAGAGGCGCTGTAAATGCGATTTTTACAGTAGAAACGATTTATGGAGAGACGCAGGCAGAAAAAGAGGTGATTATTTAAATGTTTGAAACAATTACTTTTGAAACTATTATGAACCGTATGCTGGATCGCATAGATGATTCTTATGATAAAAGGGAGAGCAGCCCGATTTATGCAGTGCTTGCCCCGGCAGCATTAGAAATAACTAATATATACGCCGCTTTAGAGGACATGTTGGATGAGGCTTATGCAGATACTGCATCAAGGGAATATCTCATACGGATTGCAGCAGCAAGAGGATTAGAGCCGCGCTCTGCAACAAAATCTGTAGTATTGGCAGAGTTTGTGCCGGATACAATCGAGATTGAGGATGGCGCGGAATTTACTGCAGAAGAAAACACATATAAAATGATAAGAAAAAAAGAGAATGGGATATATGAACTGGAATGCGAAGAGAAAGGCGAGGCTGGGAATCTATACACAGGGGATGTTATACCTGTTGATTATATAGAGGGGTTAGAAAGTGCAGTTATTACAAGAATTTTGATTTATGGAGAAGAGGAAGAGGATACAGAAATATTCCGGAAACGATACATAGATTACTTTAAGACAAATGCATTTGGAGGGAATCAGGTTGATTATCAGAATAAAGCATTGGAGATTTCCGGAGTAGGGGCAATAAAAGTGACGCCGGTATGGAGTGGTCCGGGAACGGTAAAATTGACAATTCTTGATACAAATTTCAGACAGGCATCCAAGGATTTAATTGACAAAGTACAAAGCGTATTTGATCCGGATAAAAACGGCCTTGGAGACGGTCTTGCGCCAATTGGGCATAGGGTAACCGTGGATACAGCAGAAGAGGTTCTTGTTTGTATAACTACTAACATCGTATATGATATGGGGTATGATTGGGAAACATGCCAAAACAGCATAGAAAAAGAGGTGGAGGCATATTTTTCAGAATTGCAGAAAGGATGGAGTGCAAATATTGGTTTAGTTGTTCGTATCAGCAGTATTAATACAGCGATTTTGTCTGTTCAGGGCGTGATTGATGTCACAGGTACGATATTGAACGATGCAGAAGGGAATTTATTATTTAGCGAATATAAAATCCCGGTTTTTGGAGGCATAAAGCATGAGTAACGAAACAAGAACAGATTTAATGGCATATCTGCCGGAATATTTAAAAAAATACTGTGAACTTGAAGCAATTATGCAGACTGAAAATATGGAGCTTGAAAATATTAAAATGCAGCATACGCAGGTAATAGATGACCGTTTTGTCATAAGTTGTGGGATATACGGGGTATTGAGGTTTGAAAAAATGCTTGGAATAACGCCTCTTTTGGATGATTCGCTGGAAACCAGAAAGTTTCGGATTCTGTCAAAACAAAGCGTATCAATCCCATATAACTATATTTTTTTGATGCGTCAGCTTGAGATATTATGCGGAAAAGATAATTACTTTTTAGAAATGGATTTTGTAAATCAAATTCTGACGGTGAAAATCGGACTGGTTTCAAAAAATATGCTGGATTCTGTGAGAGAGGTAATATTTACAGTTGTTCCATGCAATATTTTGACTGTTGTTGATTTGTTATATAATCAACATAAACTTTTGAAAAATTACACACATAGACAATTGTCAGCATATACGCACAAGCGGCTTAGAGAGGATGTGATACTGTGATAGAAAAAACAGTAAATATAGGGCTTATAAAAGAAGATGAAGATGAATTTTATAATGTAAGTACAGTAAATGACAATCTTGACAAAATAGATGAAGAATTTAGCAGGAAGGTAAATAAAATTGAGGGAAAAAATTTATCTTCTAACGATTACACAGATAACGAAAAAGAAAAACTAAAAAACATTGACGAAAATGCCAACAACTACACCCACCCGGCAACGGCCGGAAACAAGCACATCCCTTTTGGCGGATCAGCCGGACAGGTGTTAAAATACGGCGGCTCTTCCGGATCCGCATCCTGAGGCAGCGACAGTTATTACGGAACATGCTCCACGGCGGCGGCAACAGCGGCAAAGACGGTTTCTTTATCCGGGTTTTCCCTGTTTACCGGGGCGACAGTGGCCGTAATGTTCTCAAACGGCAATACGGCGGCGAATCCGACCTTGAACAT